TTCCCAGTCACGATATCGACCTCATGGTTGCCACTTAAGTATCGTTGCAATTTAGTGAACCCGAACCGCTCCAATGTGCCACCAACGGCAACGGGGTCTGCCGTATCCACCCAAATGTTCTTTTGCAGATTAGCCAAACCTAAGTAAAACAGTTTCAGCTTTGCCGCCTCTACTGCCGATAACGCCCTTAAAAACGACTTACCCTCATCGGGTATCACTACCCCAAATTCGGTTTCTATATCGGTAACTATGCTATCGTATAGTTCCGCTACGGTAGGTATAGTGGTCATGGAATTGAAAAGTATGTTTTGAGATAATTAATTATTGATAGTTTTTCTGAATTAGTATGGCTTACCGAGTACATCAGAATCGCTCCGATATTATACACGCCACCACCGACTTGCAACGGTGCAAAGATAAATGAATTGGTGTTGTTGTAAGATGCCGCAAGTGAGAATGTGCTTGCATCATTGTTCTGCGACATCTTCAATTCATCCAATGCTGTTTTTGCAAAGTCCATATCAAACATATACACAAACGGTGTGTCCTCTGTCGTTTGTAACACACCTGCGTTTAAACCTACATCACCCTTCATGAGCAATGTTATTTCAGGAATCATTGCAGGCGTTTGTGTATAGCTTTTAAACTCGCCTACAACTATTGATGACGGAACACTTGCATAAGATATAAGCAGTCCTGTAGCTGTCGGGGCTGGATTGTTTGCTACAATATACACGGTACAGCCTTGACTGCCCGAAAGACCTGCCATAAGAGAACCTGTTTCAAGGTATTCAGTAGCATCAAATGAGATTGCTGGCTTAGTCCCGAAGAACGCATCAGTAACCAATGGTTTTAATCCAACGGCATAAAGGTGATTACTGTTCCCGCTAAGGTCGTTCCACTTGTCAACATCTGTTCCTGTTGTTTCTACTCCGTAATCACTCCACACAGACAGTATCAAGCTTGCTGTAAGCGGTGGTGTAGGAACGGTCATAACCGTTTCGGTAAGATACCCTGAAAACGAACCAACGCACTTTGTACGAAGGTAGAAATAGTAGGTTGTTCCTGCCGACAATCCGCTAATCATGATGCCGCCACCTGACACATCACTCCATGTGGTCGGGGCTGCACCTGTGCTATTGTATGCGTACTGATACGTAACACCTGATATTGCAGTCCACGATGCTGTAATTGTGCCTGCCGTTGATGACAACGACAGTCCCGTTGGCGCAGGGCATATCGGAACGATATGTGCTGTGTCTGTAAGTGTTGCGGTCTGCGGATTCCACAACAGATTAATTTCTTGCCCGTTGAAGGTAATAAGCATCTCCAATCGGTTGTCATCAGTTATCTTAGTCTGTACGGTAAGGGTGCTGCCCTGAACTATGTCCAATAGGAATTGCAAATCACGCTTAACGGCATTCTCTATCTCAATCCGACCCTGACTATTCAGCGCAACCGATAACAACACTCGTTCCGTTTCTGCAAGATACGCCCTGAATTTCTCCGACAACAATAAGTCATTACCCCAGAAATCATCACCCGCAAACATGGCAAGGTATGGCATGTTTTCAACTCCATACACTAACGCCAAGTCGTTATTATTCAGCGTTAAATCGCCCCCGTTATTCTGCTCTGTCAGTTTTACGTCCATTAGAATGTGCTGCTGAGTGATGGAAGTCCTGCGGTATTAAATGATGCCACAGTTTTACCGTTTTGTGTTATATCTACCGTGTGGTGAATGTATTGTGTTGATGTGCTGTCTTTTTTATATGACATCAATGCTTGCTCTTCTGTAATTCCTTCTTTAAAATAATCTGACTTTTGGGGCTCAAAAATAGCTTTCCCACGCATTCTTTCAAGAAGCGATTTAGTACTAAGTATAGGATGCTCTATTGACGCTTTAGAAAGTGTCAAAAATCCAAGCATTCCTCCTATTTGTTTGTAATAATCCTCAAAGTTTTTAAACTTAACGATTTCATTATACTCTCTTGCCGCTGCATTAAATTGCTCTTGTGCAATTCTTGCTTTATCCATTGGTTTTGCAATCTCAACAAACCCATTTTTTAAAGATTCAAGTTCTTGCCCGTAATTTCTTAAACTGTCATACGAATCGCCCCCAAACGCAATCGTAAGCGCACCCAATGCAAATACAAGACTTCCTGCTGCAATACCTAATGATAACATACTTGCTTTCATAATCCATGTTGCTGCTGCCATGCCCTTAATTGCCGCCTCTGTCGATACAATAGTTGCCGACCATTTGCCTGTTGCCATAGCTGCAAAACCTGTGGCAAATTCAAGCGCATTAAAAGCTATTGTTGCTGCTTTAGAAACACCAATCATGGCAAATACCTTAATCTTCCATGCAGCAAAAAATGAAATAACCGCTGCGCCAATCGCAACTATACTTTCAAGATGATTTGTTAAAAAATCCAAAAACCCATTAACAAACCTCAATGAAACACTTGATGCGCTACTTGCCACAACTATATTAGCAAAAGCCCCTTTTAGTTTCTCAAATCTATAATAAAGCGTATTGGTGTTTTCTGCCGCCATGCGCTCTATATTGCCTACCTCATTTACCTTTTCAGCCATTGCGTCATAAGAATCCGCAAGTGATAAAAGAGAAATAGCCATGTTTTCGTTTTCCTTCCCAAAAACATGCAAAACACCCTCTTGAACAGAAAGTATTTTACTCATTTCTTTTAACCTTTGATTAAATGGAACAGTTTTATCTGCAACCATTTGAATATTTACTCCTGCACGTTGAAGGTCTTTTAACGCAAGGTCATCTTGAGCAAATCCTTTACTCATCTCAAGTAATACGTTACGCATTTCCGTACCCGCATCTGCCCCCACTTTATATTTTGAAACCAACTCTGCAAGTGCAATAGATTCTTGAAGTGTTATATTTGACACTTCTTTAGCGGTTGCTCCAAACTGTAAAAGTGAAGCCTGCAAATTATTAATCTCCGAACTGCCGTACTTAGAGCCTGCCGCCATAGCCTGTATCGCTGTTTCGGCATAATCTGCACTCTTCCCGAACTGATTTAATATGGTTGTCAATGATTGCGCAGCTGGCTGCAACTCCATATTAGATGCTCTTGCGAGCCTTATAACGGCATTGGTCATAGTGTTTAATCCGTCTGCGCTTTCAAGCAATGCAGGCATGGCGTTACCTATCGTAGTAAACGCAGTAGCAACCTCAACAGCACTTACTGAACTGTCTTTTGCGGTCTGCTGTATTATGTTTTTGAATTTATCAAATTCTTGCCCTGTTGCCCCGGTAATGGCACGTAGATTGGCTAACGCACGCTCGTAGTCCATTATGGTCTTACCCGCAAACAATGCTGTTCCTGCAACAGCCATTGCCTGACCCATAGAAATCATAAACTGAATCCTACGCTCAAACGCCTCCCCAAAATTCGGTATAATACTACTAAACGCCCTGTCAGACCTGTGCGCTGCATATTCAAGTTGCATCGCAAAGTTATTACCCGCTACCGCCATCTTTTGAAAGGCAGGTGTCATCTTATCGACTGCGGTGTATATAGTAGGTATTACGAATGCCATTCCTTGTTCATTTGTTTTATGAGGTCATACCAATACAGCAACCCTTCATAGTCCTTATTATCGCAATACAGCCCACTTATTACGAGTGGGCTGTACTTCATTTCATATCCTACTATTTTGATTACAGAATCAATATCTATCCACTCGTTCTTGTCATTAGTTAGATAAAAAAAACCGCAATCGCCTGTCCTATCTTACAATCCTCCGTGTCCAACTTCTGAATGTGGCTCAATCCTTTACCTGTCAACGCAGCAATGTACGCTGCTATCTTACCATCAAAATCACCAGGCTTAGTCGGCATTTTATTCAAGTCACCAACCGCCATCCTCGGCTTGTATGTCAGGCTATCAATCAATCCATCCACCTTAAACACCAGCTTCTGATTTATCTCAAAAGTAGTGTTGTCAAGTGAGATGTCGCCCGTCATCATCGCTTCCTCAAGAACTTCAATTTGACTTTTGTAGCTTTCCCTTGCGCTTGCTTTCACCCGCTTATAATCAAGCCAATCTTTGATTTCGTTTGCCGCTCGTTCACGGCTCATTACTTCGTTCATAAGTTATAGTATTTGCATGTAGCCACTTCCTGACGCTTTAATATCAACAGTAGCGGTGTTACCGTTACCCTGAATGTCACCTACCATCTTGCCTGTGCCTTTGTAGATAACACCGTTGATATTCGTAAACGTAAACTGCGTTTCACTTGTCGCAGCCGCAAGATTCGACAACGCTTCCAAGTCCTCACGGGTCATATCCCATCCGCACTTAACTGCGAATGACCAACGCACCC